GTTAACGATCAACGTAAACGTAGAAATGCAATAGCAAAAGCAGCAGGATTTTTACCACCGCTTATTAAAGGTGAAGAAGAACAAACAGTAATGGATGAATTATATAAAACACAGAAAGCAGTACAACCACCTATAGGGACTTCACCTAAAGAAAAATTACATGATGTTTTACATGCAAAAATAAATGGACCTAAAGCATCTACTGATGCAGCATTTAAAAGTGGCTCAGTATTAATAGAAGGTGAGTATGCATTTTTTAAATTTGAAAAGTTTTATGACAGATTAAGAGCTAAAGATTGGAAATATAAAGAAGAAAAAACAGGACGAATAATGGAGACTACATACAGGGAATGTGAAATACAATTCCTGGACCAAAAAAGATTTCCATCTAAAGAATCTGGTAAATATAATTCTTCTACCAAGAACGTGGTACAAATAAATGTAAAATCATTTGAAGAGGTACCAATATATCATACAAAAATAAAACATAAGACGGAGATAATGTGATTAGTAGAAAAATATACGGGCCTCCGGGAACAGGAAAAACAACAAAACTTTTACAGTATGTACAAACATTTCTTAAACTTGGTACACCTATAGATAAGATAGGATATTTTGCATTTACCACCAAAGCAGCAAACGAAGCTATAGATAGAATGTTGGATTACCACACAGCTTTTCAAAAAAAAGATTTAAAATACTTTAGAACTCTTCACTCTCTTGCTTTTAATAGATTGGGTATGAAGAAAGCTCAGGTTATGCAGGACGAACATTACGAAGACATTGGTAGAAAAGTAGGTATTGAAGTTACAGTTTATTCTAATGGTCAAGAAAATACAGGATTTGTAGACTCAAATAGTGAATATTTTAATCTAATAAACGCAGCCAGAATTAAAGAAATATCAATTGAAAATGAATACAACACTGGAATGTATTCTTATGAATTAGAAAAAAATTTATTACATATTTTAGAGGGAGAACTAAATAACTATAAAGAATCCTTTAAGCTTTACGATTTTACAGACATGATTGAAAAATTTAATGTGGCTAAATTGTGTCCGAAATATGATGTAGTTTTTGTTGATGAGGCACAAGATTTATCTCCAATACAGTGGAAAATGGTAGATATTCTGCGGAAAAATTCTAAATATGTTATACTAGCCGGGGATGATGATCAAGCTATTTATGGCTGGGCCGGTGCAGATGTACTTAAATTTATAGCCACACAATCTAAAAAAGACATTATTTTGCCACAATCTCACAGGGTTCCTAGGAGTGTACAAATCATAGCTGATAAAATTCTAGACCGAATTCCAGATGACAGAAGAGTTAAAAAAAATTGGAAAGCACGAGACGAAGAAGGAATGGTGGACCATATTACATCAATTGAAGATGCACCTTTAGACAAAGGTGACTGGTTAGTACTTGCACGAACCAATGATAGGTTAGAAAAACTTAAACCACTTTTAAAAGATATGGGTATTTATTTTCAATATAAAGGTCGTAAAAGTTTTACTTCTTCATTGTTTAGAAGCATTCTAAACTACACAAGATGGCAAAATAAAGGGGATAAATTATCTTTAAGTGAATTAAAAGATATTTTTGAATGCACTCAATCTTATTATACAGTTAACGAAGAAAGATTATATGATCTTACAGAATTTGGATTTAGTAATACTCAAAGATGGTATGATGTATTTAAAGCAAATCCAGATGAATGTTTATACATAAGAGAAATGTTGAGACAGGGAGAAGAATTAAACAAAGATGCGAGAGTACAGTTGTCTACAATTCATTCTGCAAAAGGTGGGCAAGCTACAAATGTTTTATTAATTTTAGATAATACAAAAACAATTAGAGAAGCAGTAGAAAAAAGCGACGACAAGCATGATGAAGAACAAAGGGTTTGGTATGTAGGTGTTACACGTACAAAACAAAATTTATATATAATGACAGCTAAAAGGGAGGACAGAGGATATGACATTGAAAGTTTGGGATAAAAAAATATGAAAAACCCTTGGTCAGAAGAAGCTCGCAAAAGAGCAAGAAAAAAATGGAGAAAGAGTGAAAAAGGTAGAGCGTGGGACAAAGCATACTATCAGAGACCAGAAGTTAAAGCAAAAAGACATGAAAAATATATTCAAAGTTTAATTAAGGAGTGTAAAAAAGATGACATCGAAAGTTTGGGATAAACAACACGGCGGATCACATTATCAAAATTTTAAAATTCAGCCTAGTAAATTTGTGGTTGAGAATGAGTTGCTCTTCCCGGAAGGATGTGCTATAAAATATATCTGTCGTCACAGACTGAAAGGAAAAAGGGAAGATATATTGAAGGCCATACACTTTTTAGAAATGATATTGGAAAGAGATTATCCAACTCAACAAGAAAAGCCAAAACAAAATTCATGGGGGATCGTAAATGAAGATTCCTAAGTTCGAAGCACAAACTGAATGGGTTAAACCTACAGAATTTCCAGACTTAAGACAAGTAGATGAGATAGCAATAGATTTAGAAACAAAAGATCCAGACTTAATTAAAAAAGGATCTGGTTCTGTTATTGGTAATGGTGATGTAATTGGTATTGCGGTTGCAACTAAACATTACAAAGGTTATTTTCCTATAGGTCATGAAGGTGGTGGTAACATGGACCGTAAAAGAGTTTTGGGTTGGCTAAAAGATATATTAGAATCTCCATCAACAAAAATTTTTCACAATGCAATGTACGATGTTTGTTGGCTTCGTGCACTAGGATTTAAAATAAACGGCGACATTGTTTGTACAATGATTGCTGCAGCAATTACTGATGAGAACAGATTTCGTTATGATCTCAATAGTTTATCGTGGCACTACCTGGGTTATGGTAAAAACGAAGCTGCACTAGCAGAAGCTGCTGAAGAATGGGGAATTGACCCTAAAGCAGAGATGTATAAGCTACCTGCTATGCATGTTGGATCTTATGCAGAAAGAGACGCTGAAGTTACATTTGGCTTATGGCAGGAGATGAAGAAAGAGATTATTAGCCAGGATTTAGAGGACATATTTGACCTCGAAACAGAACTGTTTCCATGCCTGGTTGACATGAGATTTAAAGGTGTCCGAGTAGATGTAGATAAAGCTCATACAATGAAAAAAGAATTTAAAAAAGCAGAACATGAATTACTAAATAAAATAAAAGGAGAAACAAATATTGATACACAGATATGGGCGGCAAGAAGTATAGCTAATGTGTTTGATGTATTAAGATTAGAATATCCAAGAACAGAAAAAACAGAAGCACCATCATTTACTAAAAATTTTTTACAAGAACATAAACATCCCGTTGTTAATATGATTGCTAAAGCAAGAGAGATTAATAAAGCTCACACAACTTTTATTGATTCTATTTTAAGATATGAACATAAAGGAAGAATACATGCAGAGATAAACCAATTAAGAAATGCAGGAGGAGGTACAGTAACTGGAAGATTTAGTTATCAGAACCCTAACCTTCAGCAAATTCCTGCAAGAAACAAGGATCTTGGACCTAAGATTAGATCATTGTTTATTCCTGAAGAAGGTTGTAAGTGGGGAGTCTTTGATTACTCACAACAAGAACCAAGATTAGTAGTACACTATGCGTCATTATATAAACTACCATCAGTCTATGATGTTATAGATGCATACAACACAGACTCAAGCGCAGATTTCCACCAAACAGTAGCAGACATGGCTCAGATACCACGTTCACAAGCGAAGACAATTAACCTTGGACTATTCTACGGAATGGGTAAGGCCAAGCTTCAAGCAGAATTAGGTGTTACTAAAGAAAAAGCTGCAGAATTATTTAACACCTATCACCAAAGAGTACCGTTTGTTAAACAGTTAATGGAGAAAGCTTCTAACAGGGCACAGGATAGGGGACAAATCCGTACATTGCTAGGACGACTATGCAGGTTTCACTTATGGGAACCTAATCAGTTTGGTATGCATAAAGCATTGCCTCACGAAGAAGCACTCAGGGAACATGGACCAGGGATCAGGAGAGCTTACACATACAAAGCATTAAATAAACTAATTCAAGGTAGTGCTGCTGATATGACAAAAAAATCTATGTTAGAGCTTTACAAAGAAGGTATAATACCTCATATACAAATTCACGATGAATTAGATTTGTCTATTGAAAATGAGGCACAAGCTAAACGAGTCATCGAGATTATGGAAAACGCGGTTACACTCGAAGTGCCTAACAAAGTTGACTATGAATCGGGTGATAACTGGGGGGAGATAAATGATTAATGGCTTACTTAAATGCAAACATACCTGTCATCGAATGCTATGTCAGAGGAAACTATCTTCGAGATCAAAAAGATTCACACGATAAATATTTTACCTGCACTATATTTGGTTTTAGTTCTATTCCAAACTCAGTACCATTGTTTCATTTTATGATGGAGGATGGTGGTCTATGGTGGCGTGCACCTATTTCTGCTTTCTGTAAAAAACCTGGTGTTAAAGAATTACCATTAGATGAATTAATGATGTGGGATTGCTTTAGCTATAATGTAGCAGTCACAACTTTTTATGAATTAGCTGGATCCAAAATGAAATACATATCAAGACGTAAGAAGTATAGAGAAGGAACATATTTATTTACTATTGATTGGTGTGGCGGAGACTTTAATGAATTAAATTTTGGTTATTCAGAAAAACCTGATCAACATAAATGTGGTCATGTAATTGAATTAGACGACGGAAACTATGCAATACAGCCAAATAATAGACTAAGAGTATTTGATCCATCAATGGGTAATGACCCATCAAAAACCTTGATTAACAGACTAGTAACTAGTAAAACATGGTCAGTTGAAAAAACTTCTAAGTGGATAACTGACGAGCATGAAGAAGGTTCATATGATTATCAACTTAGAGAATTGGAGGAAAACAATGATAAATAAATACAAAGATAAATTTATGGTTTGGCAACTACACAACAGAAGAGAAATCATCTGTGCTGTTGCAGGATTCATCGTAGGTGCTTTAATATTCTAATTTATGTCTGGAGATTGTGCTTATGGATTACAGATACACAGCAATACTAATAATATTGTTATGTTTACTGGCTTTTTTCTTAAAGCCGGTACAGCACACTCCATTGAAAATTGAGTTAAAAGACTATATACTTCCTAAACCTAAACCAAAACCAATTGACGAAGAGGCGGAATGGAATGCTATTGATTGATAAATATATTATGAAGTGTTGTGACTTTTTAGACAAAAGTATTATGTGGGTAGAAGGATTATTCGCGCCTAAATGTAAATGTAAAAAGAAAAATTCTAAGAGAACTTACAAATATCAAAAGGATCATGCAACAGACGTGTCTTTTGAAAACGAAATAAAATACGACTAATGATGGAAAAAATTTTAACGATGTTGGTTGGACTCCTAATTGCATTAGGGGGCTGGTCCTTATCTAGAACTTTTGAACTGTCAACTATTCAAGCAGTACATGAGAATCAAGTAGAAAAACTTGAAAGAAAAGTAGAAAAATTAGAAGATCAAATGAATCGTATGATGGACTCTGATAAAGAGATCATGGAACAACATGAAGACCTATTTAAAAAATTAGAACAATCTAACACGGGGTATTCATATAACTAATGGCACTTAAAATTTCAGAAGAAGCAGCTGTGCAAATGCCGATGAAAACGGTAGCTTCGTTGATCATGATGGTCGCGATTGGAACCTGGGCTTACTTCGGTATTATTGAGACTCAAAACCGACTTTCCACGCAAGTAGAATTAATGCAAAAAGATTTAGTAGAGAACACAGCATTTAGAATAGGATGGCCGCGTGGAACTTTAGGAAGTCTTCCCGCGGACTCAGAACAATTCATGCTTATTGAAGAATTGTATAAGCAAGTAGAAAAATTGCAAGTACAACAAGAGTCTGGAATGCATAATAAAGTTAATATAGAATTTTTAACAAAACAATTAGAGAAAGCTTTAGAAGATATAGAAAAACTTAAAGACTCTAACAGAGAAATACATTATAAAAACGGTAACGGAGGATGAAATTTTGGAAGAGATAGTAATAGCATTATTGATGATAGTCAATCAGGAAATCAAGGAACACAGGATACAACCTTCAATGTCGACCTGTCTGAAGGGTAAGAGGGTTGCCGAACGTGAATCTAAAAGTCACGTGCAGTATCAATGCATCAAGTCATTGGCTGAGACAGAAATATACTTAGGTGAAAAAAGTATTGTCAAGCTTATATTAAAATAATGGATAAAAAAGCGTACGCTTTTTTTCTCAAGAAAAATAGACCTAGAAATAAAGTAGCACAAAAATTAAGGGATGGACGTTATCATCAGCGTGTGGTAAAGAATAAGAAAGCATATGACCGAAAAAAGTATAAGATGGACAGCTGAAATAGTCACTGGAAAATGCCCGTCTTGTGATGAACTCACAAGTTTAGTGGGGATTACTAAAGAATTTTATAGATGTATGACATGTGGTTCTGATCTTAAACAACATGTAAATGGTAAGATTGCTTATTTACCTGTAATACATCCGCCTGATGGCACAAAACCGTTTGTTAGAGACTGGTAATGGCTAAGAAAAAAGGCAACCTATACGGCAAAAAAATAAAGCATGAACCTATATTTCACAAAACAAGTATAGGTAGAAATCCTAGCAAAGCAAAAATGAACAAATCCCGTCGGCGTTCGTGGAAAAAATATCGTGGCCAGGGAAAATAATACTTGACTTAAATCCCACAAAATACTATATATACAGAAAGAAAGGAACATTATGATAGATAAATTAATTAAAAGAAATGATAAAGCTTTTGAAGAAACAAAAGAAAAACTTGAAAAGCTTCTTTCTGTTGAAACAACTACACCAGAAGAACATAGAGATGGACTGTATCAACAAATAGAAAAAGTTGTAGATCAATTGTCCTTACTTCATCGGAGAGGAGGATTTTATGAGTTTAAGAAAACTAACAATAACAAGCAAAAACATTAGTGCTAAGCAGTGGACCAATTTATTAATTGAATTGAATTTAATTAAAGAAGCATGGAAACCTTATGCAAGATTAGAGCTACAGGCACCAGGGCTCAAGAAAATAATTGCTTTTGGAAGAAAGACAGGAGATGACAGAGAAACTAGACGAACTAGCTAACCTTTGGGAAAAAACGAAAGACCCAAAGTATAAAGATCTTTGGTATAAATTAATAAAGGAGTTTGCAAATGGACCTAATAATTTGGAACGACGGACTGTATCAACTGATTCCAGTTACAAAGAAGATAATGGAAGGAATAGTCCTAACGGCTGATATAGATTGTTTCGATCTATGTGAGATATTGAGATTAAAACTAACAGGTTATGTAATTGAATTAAATTTACATATTATGAACGATGGCAGTGGAAACTGGATCGGTTGTATGTGTAGATAACAAGATAGAAAAGGACCGGCGTCCAAATAATGCCTCGCGCTATTCCCTGTACGTCAAGCTGTGACCCCCGTTATGGTAGGGGTAGCCTCGGAGCCTTTGCTCTTATAGGAGTACGTGCACGGAAACTATAAGAGTTAATATGAATAATAAATTAAGTATGAGCGGCGGATACACAAGTAAATCTAATATAAATTTGGTGCTCATTAACTTCAACTCTTCCAAGCTCTTTCATTTTTTTAAGCGATTCTTCATAACCTGCCAGCATGCAGTCGTACATACTGTCATAATGTTCAGGCCACTCATAGGGCTGCAAACAAGAACCCTGGATATAACTACACATAATTAAAGTTAATAATATTTTCATTGACACCTATTGTAAAACATGAGATAAATCCCATATGATTAATAAAAACAAGAAAGGAGTATAACAGTATATGACTGATATAACAAAATATAAAAATGTGTCATTATCACATAAGACCTATGACGCAATTGATATATTAAGAAAAAAGATAGTTCCAAATACAATACTAAGCAGATCACAAACTATAAATATTTTAGTGAATGAGAAAGTGAGGAAGTTAAATGGAAAAATCAAAAAAGAAGACTAAAAAAGTAATTTGCCCGACGTGTAAGGGCAATGGATATATAAGAATACCATACAAACTAGCGAGAGAAGAAATAACAGCGCAGTGTGGTGTCTGTGATTCGGAAGGAGAAATAGATGCTGAACAACGTGATGATATTTATATTGATGCTGATGGTATTCACAGGTTGCAGTAAAATGGACCTAGATCCTAATCCATTAACAACCATAGGGAGGGCAATAATAACATATGACAATGACTGAAGATGATATCGAAAGAATCAATAAACGAGGTCCTAATGATCTTGAAGAAACAATTAATAAATTAAAAAAACAAGTAGAGTTTTTACAAGGTAAATGTAGGCAAGCAGGTTCCGCTATCATAGATCAAGAAATAACTATTAATGGTTTAAAGAAAGAAATTGATAGATTGTCCGAAGAAAACTCTAATTTAAGTTTAATAAAAGGAAACAAGAATGGAAAAGAATAAAAAAGTAGAAATAAAATACCAGGTTCTACAATGGGGCCCCTGTATTGTTCATTTAAAAATTTCTGAAGAATTTCAACAGAAGTTATTGAAGGGAGCAGAAGAAGCTAGAAAAACTAAGAAAGATTTTAGGTCTCAATTAGCTGGTATCATTAAAGAAGAATACTCTTACGAAGATAGAAAAGAATATGTAGATGAGATTGGACAGTTCTTAACTGTCTATGATGAAGCTTATCAGAAATGGAAAGGTGAAAAGTATAAAGTTAAACCAGAGTATATGTTAAATGCTTTATGGGTTAACTACATGAAGAAGAATGAATACAACCCGCCGCACGACCACTCAGACTGGCTTTCATTTGTAATATTCTTAAAGGTACCAGAAGAAATAACCAAGGAACAGGAAGAGTTTGTAGGAAACTCCGCTGGACCTGGAAGTTTATCTTTTTTATATGGTGATGGTAATAGACAATCTATTACTTATCAATCTGTTAAACCTAAAGATCGAGATATATTTATATTCCCGGCATGGATTAAACACTACGTTGCACCGTTTTATTCTGATGTAACTAGAATATCTGTCTCAGGAAACATTTCTAATTCAGCTTTGTTAAGTCACATAAGACAAGCTAATGAAATTATTGCTAAAAAAACAAACACACCGGAGACTAAAAATGAAGGAAAGTGATATCGCATACATAGCAGGACTCTTTGATGGAGAAGGTAGTA